TCAATTCCTTGTCGATGGTAAAGAGAGAAAGAGTTGCTGAAATCCATTCAAAAACATTAGACATTTTTTAATATGAGCAATGAAAACGCAGTAGGAAAAGTATATCGGCAGTTTACTCCACTCCAGGGCATACATTATGATTGCAAAGCAAACGCCAATCCAGTAACAGTTATAATCACTGATGGGAAAGGATTTATGCCTCAAGATGATATTGATGATATGTATCGTCTACTTGGATTTCCCGCTCCCGCAAAAGCAAAGACTGATGTATCGATATATAACTTCAATGAATTCCAACCTAACAAGATGCGGTTTAAGCAGGGACGAAGAATGAAGACTATGGAAACATTCCTTGGTGAGGTTGAGAGATTCCCTTTACCTGATGACGAAATATCTTACGAAGACATCACGCACCGCGAATGCACGGTAAGCGGTCGGAACAGACTGACTTTCAATAGAAAATGCCAAGCTCTTTACTATCCAGGCAGTTATTTCCTTGAAGATATAAGGGGCGAAAAAGAGAAAATTGCGGCGATACTAAACAATGAAATACGTATGCGAAATGCGTCAAAATGATTCCGGGCAGTGGCGACACCAGGCAGCCATCATCTATGTGAGCGCAGGTACTGGATGTACGGAAGATGACCGCCTGGTTGGGTGGGCTGGCGGTCATGAAGAGGCCGAGAAGATATGTGTGGCGCACAATCAAGAGATTGAAAAACTAAAAACAAAACAATGAAAAAGCGCATAAACGCAAAGGACGAGCGCATAAAGGAACTTGAAGAAAAGATTCAAGTCGCGCAGGATTTTATTAGCTGCCGTGACGCATGGGCGGGTGAAGATGATGATAGTGAAGATTTTCCATTCTACGAAATGAACTACAAAAACCATGCATTGCCCGAGGATTTTCACGTTTCAAGAGCAGTTCAAGAAGTTAATTTTATATGTGAAAAACTCGTCATACATGTGGAGTCTTTGGAAGTAAAGCGCATGACGAAATGCATCACAAAAGAGACCGGAATCTATAAAGTAACGGTGGAGAAGCTATGAGCGACATACACGAAACTGCGATATCAATTCTCGGCCCCTCAGAAGCTATTGAAAAGCTACAAGAAGAGACAGGTGAATTACACTTTGCAGTGCAGCGATATGCACAGGGAAAAGGGGATGCTTTATCAGTGATTAAGGAGCTGGAGGACGTGTTATTCGTCTATCAGCGAGTACAAAAGATATGGCTTTTTGAGAGAGATATTCAAGGCTTTGACGCTTCTGAACACAGAAAACAGGCTGGAATTAAGCTTGCAAAAACGATAAACGATAAGGAAGGCGCAGAATGATTGAAATCCCTACTCGGATTTACTGGATCGTTGTTCCAATCAGCGGATTTTATCATCGGATTTTCTACAGCTATTACCTCGTCCCGATGCAGAACGGTTTCTACGTATTTAACACTCTAAACTAAGATCATGATTCACTTTATTTTGCTTCCAATTTATAGCTCTGAGTGGAGTTTCGAGCGCAGGAAACAGCGCTTTCATACGGTTTATTCGTGGTGGCGGTTTTGCGTAATTGTCGATAAATCGAGGCGCATATCATGACAGTACAGCGGAAGAAATCCCTGTTCGATACTACCGGGCAGGAAAAGCGGTCACAAACAGCAAAGATCAACCGAGCGCACGGCAAGCAAGCCGAAGAAATCTCCATGGACGCACTGCGAAAAATTGGTTTTAAATGTGTCGAAAAGATTGAAACCGGCTTCACGGTGATCAGGTCAGGCAAGAAGATTACAGGCGCGTTTCCGGTGCGAAGAGTCACCGGTGACATTCGCGCCATCGGACACGGTGGACAGGCGATTTATTGCGAGTGCAAGTTTCGAGAGGACAAGCTGAAGTGGTCAGACATGGAAACGCACCAACTGAAAGCTATGGAAGATGTCACAGAGGCCGGTGGCGCTGCTTTTCTGGTATGGGTGGCATGTTTGATCCCTGAACGCGTTTATTTGCTTCAATGGCCGTTTAACGTGCTGAAAAAGGGCAGGGCAATCACAGAACAAGAAGCCGCTGATCTTGAGTCGTCGGAGTATTTCGGATTTGTTGAGGGATGTAAAGGATAATTTTGTACATTAAGGAAACGGAAGGCCAGTTCCGATTTAAAAATTTTGCCCTTTTGTGAAAGACAACCCTGGCCGGTTGTCGAGTAATGGAAGGGCTTTTTTATTTGTGGGGTAAATATGGATTACGAATCATTTTTAAGGGGTAAAATACGAAGGCATACGAAATCAGGGTTTGATGTTGCTGATGACACCCTGAATGGCATGCTGAAGGATTTTCAAAAGCACATAGTGAAGCGGGCTATTTTATCAGGTCGCCATGCTTTATTTACCGACACAGGAACCGGAAAAACTTTTATGCAACTTGAATGGGGGCGGATTGTTGCTAAAAGCCAAAACGGGCCCGTTCTTTTGCTTGCTCCGTTGGCTGTCACGGGTCAGACGATTGATGAGGCTAATAAATGGGGCATAGTTGCTGAAGAATGGTCAACTGCAAAGCAAAACGTTATCCACGTAGCAAATTATGAGCAGCTTGATAACATTGATTGTTCAAAATATGTGGGCGTCATTTTGGATGAATCGAGCATTTTGAAGAATTTTGAGGGGGCAACAAGGAACCGTATTATTGATACATTCCAACATACTCCATACAAGCTTGCTTGCACAGCGACACCAGCACCAAACGACTATATGGAGCTTGGCAACCATTGCGAATTTTTAAACGTCATGAGCCGGGCGCAAATGCTTGCAATGTATTTTGTCCATGATGGTGGGGACACTGCGAAATGGCGCGTAAAGCGGCACGCTGTTAAAGGGTTTTGGGCTTGGGTAAACTCATGGGCAACCATGATGATGAAACCGTCTGATTTGGGTTTTTCTGATGAGGGGTATGACTTGCCGCCACTCACAATAAAAGAGCATATCGTATCAACAGCAAAGCGGGATAATGGGCGCTTATTCAACGATGATGCGGTAAGCGCTACAACGTTTAACCATGAACTACGAGAGACCGCAAAAGAGCGCATAGAGTTGGCTGCAGAAATTGCAAATAGCACAGATGATCAAGTCATCGTTTGGGTTAAGCACAACGCCGAATCTGATATGGCTTGCAGGTTGATACGCGGTGCGGTCAGTGTATCGGGAAGCGAAGAGCCTGAAGTCAAAAAAAGAAAATTACTCGGATTTGGGAAAAAAGATTTTCGGGTACTTGTCACAAAACTGAAAATAGCATCTCAAGGCATGAATTATCAATCGTGCCATATCGAGGTTGTAGCAAGCCCTGATTTTAGCTTTGAGGGATTGTACCAAGGAATAAGAAGATGTTACCGCTACGGGCAGGAATCAGCCGTAACTATCCATATAATATCTGCCGACACAATGGGAAATATTATGAAGGCACTCAATCAAAAAGAAACGGAGTTCAAAGCTATGCAAAAAGAGATGAGAGTTGCGGGGGCGTTTTCTGGAAGTTCGATACTTAATCAGTCAGAATGTGCTGAAGTAATTGATAGTGATGACTACAAAATAATGCGCGGGGATTGCGTGAAGATGATTGAAAATGTTCCTGATGCAAGTGTTGGTTTTTCGGTATTCAGTCCTCCATTTGCTGATCTTTACACATACTCAGATCATATTGAGGATATGGGAAATAGCCTGAACTATGATGAGTTTGTGCGCCATTTCTGGTACCTTGTCAAAGAACTGAAGCGGGTAATTATTCCAGGCAGAAACATTGCCGTGCATTGCATGGACTTGCCAATTCAGAAGGGAAAAGAAGGATATATTGGGTTGCGTGATTTCTCAGGAACTATATTAAAAGCGTTTACTGAAGCAGGGTTTATTTACCATTGCCGGGTGACAATATGGAAGAACCCTGTGACAGAAATGCAACGAACAAAGGCGCTTGGACTCCTGCATAAGCAGCTTAAAAAGGACAGTACAATGAGCCGTGTCGGGAGCGCTGATTATCTTTTGGTTTTCCGTGATGACCGTGAAAGCGTAAAGCCGATAAAACAAGATATCCCTGTTGATTTGTGGCAGGAATATGCCTCTCCGGTATGGATGGATATTTGCCAGTCAGATACATTGCAGCGAGAATCCGCGCGGGCTGAAAACGACGAGAAACACATTTGCCCGTTACAACTACCAGTAATTGAAAGATCAATAGCATTATGGAGCAATGAAGGCGATACGGTATTCACCCCGTTCATGGGTATTGGTTCTGAAGTGTATCAGGCAGTCAAAATGGGCCGGTATGGAATTGGAATTGAGTTGAAAGAAAGTTATTTCGATCAAGCTGCAAAGAACTGCGACAACGCTGCAAAATCAAAAAACCAGATCATTTTATTCTAAAAATAACAACTCAGTTATGCTAACATATGATCAAGCATCAAGAGAACACGGGTTTACAGAGCGGCACAGGGTGGCAGAATGAGTGACATTCAATCATGGCAAAGTGCCGTCAAAACCGCGGAACAACGCGTGGCCGGGCAAAGTGGGCGCTATATCGGCCATGTACCAGGTTTACGCTCTCGATGACCACAAGAAGCACATGCCGGTATTTATGGGTTTGATTATCGTAAAATCGGTGATAATTTTAAATTAAATCCTTTACAGTAATCGGCAGGAATGTTATATTGAGAGAATAGGTGTCGCAACCTAAGAACCAACACTAACCAATTATGAACGCACTTTATACCGGAATGAGTTTCTACCAGCTCCCGCTGGAATGGTTCACTCTTTGCGACCTGGTATAGGTGCGTTCTTTTTTTTGGAGACCAAAATCATGAATACAGATCACAAAAGCATTTTTGATTACCTTGTAAGCTGCCCTGATTTCGCTGGGTTTACGATGATCGGCTTTTACAATATATCGGAGGCGTCCATAAGAAAAGCTTATGCCATATACAAAGATACAGGACATGACGCCCTTCAAGAGCACTCCGCAATAACTTACCTTCTTTGGGATTTGCCGGGAGTCGGACTTCCTGGAAAGAAATCTGTAAAAGATTTTTTTGCAAATCATCAACCATCACTTGTAGATGCGATACTGCAAAGGGAAACGCATTGGCCGGAGCTTATTGACGAGTCCGCCAAAGATCGTCTTGAAGCCTTAGTGGTAAGTGCGAGATACAGTGGACGCCTTAATCGCAAAAAAACCACAAGGAAACGGTAATGGCAAGGCCAACGAAGCAAGGGATTGATTATTTCCCTATGAATTGTCACATGTCGGACAAGATAGAAGCGGTCGAATCTGTTCATGGTAACGATGGTTTTACTGTGATTATCAAGGCGTGGCAGGTTCTTTATCAGTCTAATGATGGTATGCTTGATTGTTCGGGAGTTCTACGGCGAAAAACTCTTGCAAAAAGGTCAAATATCACTGAAGAACTATGGGTAAAAATAATTGAAACTTGCATTGATGCTGAATTGTTTGATCGTGATTTATGGAAATCAGGTATGGTTTTGCGGTCGAATGGTGTTGTTAATCGTATGGAAAAGATACTTGACGAGCGCAGAAAAGGTCGTGAGAGGGCTGCAAAACGATGGGATAGTAGTTCTACGCCGAATAACTATACAGAAAACGATGAGATAAATGATGCAAAGGGAAAGGGAAAGGGAAAGGGAAAGGAAAATGAAAGTAAAGAATCTTTAAGAGAAGAGTGTCCAGAGATAAAAAAATCACAACTACCGAATGCCTTTCACTCTTCTCCTCATAAAGATGAGGCTGTTAATTTTGCGAAATGGTTTCGTGATAACCTGGCTCCTCAAAGTATCACCGTTACCGACAAAATTCTTGACGATTGGGCTTATCAGTGGTATCTCCTCAGGGAAGTTGATAATAGGTCAGACGTGAAAGAGGTTTGTGCAGCCATACAATGGGCAAGAGGTGACTCGTTTTGGAGTAACAATTTTTTGACACCGATGAAGCTCCGGACAAAAGACAAAAACGGTGTGATGTTCATCGACAGGTTTATAGCTGAAAAAAACAAAATCAAGCACAATGGAAAGCAACCAGAAGATTACTCATGGCTCATGCAGTGGATTGCAGATAACCCGAATCTCAAGTGATGGAGAATTAAGCTTGTATGCTGGCGCTCTATTGACGCGTCAAGAGTCAGCAAAGATAGCTGGGAGGCTTGCTATTGCATTTGGTGGAGATAAAGGTATGTCTCAGCAAAAGATTGCTTTGCTTCTTGAGATGATGATTGATGACGGCTTTACGGTAGATCGGGCAAATGATGCGGTTAAGCATGTTATAAAATCACATACGGCATGGGGTTGTGAACCGCCTATCGGGGCGTTTATGTCTTTTGATCGGCGCGTTAAGCTACTTTCAAATGGAGAGATTGGAGGGTATAACCAACCAGACTGGCCAGATGTCCATATGGTAAGAATTGAAGGCATAAGCGCCTGCAGATCGGCACAAGGGAAAGTTTTCTTTGCAAGGAAATCAGATATCGCAAAATACGGCTTAACCGTGGCAGAGCCTAAGCAACTCGGGCAAGATTGGAAAGATTGAATCACTAAAATAACGATTATGAAAAACTTTGAAATCAACCCAGACCATTACAAGCGCGGCTCCATCGAGTGCATCGACGCAATAAAGGCCAGTATGACGGCAGAGCAATTCGAGGGATATCTGAAAGGCAGCGCAATGAAATACCTTTGGCGCTTAGGATTGAAGGGAGAGAAGGATATCGAGAAGGCGCAGTGGTATGTCGATAGGCTTGAAAGTGAAACAGCAAAAAGGGCAACGAAATGAGTAAATCAACCAAGGCAGATCACGCGGTCAGAGCATTACGAGGGGCAGGTCTTGAGGTTACAGGTGATGCGGTGCGCTTCAAGTTTGCTGATGGCTCTATCATGGGTATGCTGATAGAGGAGGGAGATAGGATCCTCACAGGCATCGAGCATTTTGAGAAGGCTATGCGGCTTTGCGAATGGCTGACGAAGCACGATATAATGACGGATAGTGAGTTTAAGAGGATTGATGATAGAATAATGAGACTTTCAACAAAAAAATGAAAGTAAAAATGAGCACAACACAACAAGAAAAGCCATATAGGCTGATTCCGTACTTTGATGTAACTTGCCAGTGCGGAGCAAGGATTACAAGCAACAAACAAATTAATGAATGTTCTCACTGCAAAAGTGAGATTGAG